NTTTATACCATTTTTTCCCGACATCGGTAAATGGAGGTTCTTCTTCTGAAACTACAAACATATACGCCATAATTATTAACTACCCATTACAGGTTGCCAACTCAGAAAATACATGAATTCTTGATTAACACTTTCTTTAATCCACGTTTTTCCTATTTCACCTGCCGGTTCTGCTTCTTGAACTGCTTGACTTCGCCAGTAATAGCCCTCGACATAGTTTGATATCACTTCTCCGCCAGCGAAAGGAACGAATCTATTTACTATTCTCATAAATGCTTGCCCGACTGAAGGTTTTATCCATATCAACAAACTCGCGGGATTTGAAGGTTCATCTTCTTGTATCACAACCAAATAATAATGAACTGCCATTTATACTGTCCTCTCATCTTGAACTCTTCCTAAGATTTTTCCCTCTATTATATCGACTAAATCGTCAAGTCCGCCCGGGCCCGCAAAAATATTATTCTGAATGATAAAAGTCTTACCGCCAATTCCTGCGCCAGCCAATGCTCTTGTTGCTGCCGGGCTTTGTAATGGGATAACTGCTTCTCTTTTATAATTTTCACCTAAATTTGCAGTGATAGGTGATGTCACAATACCACCTGTTGCAAGATTTGCTTCAGCTTTCGCTTTGTTTATTTCTGCTACGATAGCACCAGCAGCAGCTAACCCGAGAGCAATCCCGACGAAAGGAATCCCTGAATGCGCTGCTAATGCTCCCGCTGTAGCTTTCGCAATTTGTGCAGTTATCCATACTGCTGCTTCTTTCGCTATCATCTCTACCATAGCAGTGCCTATTGCATCAAGCACTCCTTGAACAGCTCCACCGAATGTCTGAGTAGCATGTATCATCATTCCTATCTGATTTGCAAAAGCTCCTTCTACTGAGCCAGCAAAACTTTTGATTTTATTTAATCTCTCATTCAACTGCTTATTCTGAAAATCAGTCAATGACTTCTCAAGAGCTTTCCTCTTTTCGTTAGACAGATTAGCGATTTCTAATTCTTTGTTTATAGCATTGATAGCATCTTGTATATTTATCTGCCTCATTTCTATTTTAGTTTGTAGTGCTGCTTCTAGTAGTCTGACTTCTTCTTCGCCAGCTATTTGTGATTTCATACTTATATCTTCTATATCACTAGTAGCTCTTACTCTTGCTCTTTCACGAAGTTTTGCTATTGCACTATCTATTCTTTTGTTTCTCTCGAACATTTCTGTTTGAGATATTTCTTCTAATTGAAATAATTCTATATTTTTTTCTTTCAGTTCCTCTTGTGCTTTTATTTTTCCTTCAGTAGTCCTTAAATCTCTTGCTTTTGCTGCATTGAGTCTATTAACTCTGTCATACCAAGTATCTAATATTTTAACAAGAGCGTTAGCTGCAAGAAATGCTGCGCCTATAGCTACTGTCCAGCCAGCTATTCCTGTTGTAGCGAATTTCACTGCAAAACTTATCTGCTTAATACCAATAATAATCTGAGGCAAGAATCCGACAAATAAAGCCATCGGGCCCAGTATAGCAGCAAGAGCAGTCGATACAAGCAAAAATTTCGCTGCTAATTCAAAAACTTCAGGCGACATGTCTTGCAAAAATTTAGTAGCTTCACTAATTAATCCCACTATATCTGTCATTACAGGAAGAAGTTTTTCTCCTAGCTTCACTTTTAAGTCTTCGATTCTTGCTTCCATTATTTTTGTTTGATTTGCATAACCCTTAGATGTTCTGATGAAATCACCTAACGCTGCACTGCTATCTGCAACGATAAGATTATAGACTGCTTGCGCTTTAGCAGAAGCATCAATCTGACCTTTGCCACTGAATAGATCGAGATTCATAGCTTCCTGCTCTATTCTAGCTTGATTCAAGACTACGCCATACTTTTTCATCGGTATGACCATGCCAGTTAGAGCACTTTGAATATCGCCCATGACTTGCTCTGTAGGAAGATTATTGAATGAGCCCAAATCAACGGAGAGTTTTACTATCTCGTTTGAAAGTTTTGCAGCTTCTTTCTTCTGCAACCCCATCGGAACGAGCAAATCTTGAACAGTAGAAAGGAATCTTTTTGCGCCGAGAGTAGATACGCCATAACTTTTTACAAGTTCTTTACTCCATGTTTCTGCTAATTCTACTTGACCTGCGAATACAACATTGAATTTTGATGCGGTTTCTTCTAGGTCTGAAGCTTTATTAGTCAAGCTCAGTATCGCTGCACCACCAGCAACAGCAAAAGCAGTCAGAGCTGCTCCAGCTTTTTGAAAGCCCTTAGTAACTGCTTCAGAGCGTCCTTCTATTGTCTTGAACTTTTCTGAAGCTTTATCACTCAGTCCTAAAATAATTGATACATCAAAAGTTCTATCTACCATATCGTTTTCTTTTTCTCTTTATTTCAGCTTCTATTTGTGCTCTTTTTGCTTGCTTATTATACTCCTTGATAACTCTCTTGTAGCATATCCAATCAATCTGTATGTTTTTTATATCAGTTTCATTGTAATAGTCTGATGGTCTACAATGATACTTTTCGCCCATTAAGCCAAATATCAACGCATTCTGACTAAGTGCGAAAGGGTTTGAGGTCTTCGCCTCCTGAATAGTCGGATATCGCTTTGACTAAAGGATAAAAGTTAGGCGTGCTTGTGATTTCGTCTATGTGTAATTTGCCTTCTTCTTCAGTCATTGATACCTTAGGATTTACAGATGCGTGAACTATAATTTTCTTGTAGAGAATATTTTGTTTTCTGAGATGCTCGCGTCTCTCGTCGTCGCTCATATTGTCATATTTTGCTTGAAGCTTTTCTGCAACTATCTTCTTTCTTTCTTCTCTGTCAGTTATATTGTCAACGCCACTTACTACACTTCCTTCATTTTCAATGTACCATTCTGGAGTTAATTTTCTGATTTCAAACACTGCGCCTGAAGGAAGTTTTACTAATGTTGTTGTAGAATGTTTTTTGCGGTACTCTTCTGCTGTAGTAGGTATTAAATTCTCTTTGTTCATTTTTTCAAATTCTCCTTGTCTGGAATATACTCATCATACTTTTTGAAATCACCAGCGTAGAAAGACATTACGACTGTACGTCCTTCTATCACTTTTATCAACTGTGCTTTTACTTTTGGAAGTTTCTTGTTGACAGTGATTCCAAATTCTTTAAACTCTTGAACTTCACCATTGATAGTTATTGTGCTGTTCGCAGAATAACCATCTGTTTCAATTAAAATTCTCAAACTTCATCACCTCCTGCTAAATTAAAATTAATAGTTATTTGTCGTTATATCAGAATTTGTATTTCTGATAACGATTATCACTTCTCTTGAACTGCTGTCAGCAGCAAGAGCTGTAAAAGGAACATTATACATAATCGGTCCCTCGTCAGAAATGAGAGGCAATCCCTTGTCGAGCTTGATTTGATTCATTGTTATTGTGACAGTATAACTGAATCCTGTCTTAATCGCTGTCGGATGAGTGTATACAGCTTCTAATTTCCGTGAAGTCGCTGCTCTGAAATCGTCGAATATATTCTCATCTTCATATTCAGTCGAGAAGTTTCCTGCAACTTCATATTTAGCGTTACGCTTCGGCTCTGCTTTCGTTCTTGACCCGATATAGTCTCTATCTTCTTTTAGATTATTCGTAATCGTCAAGTCGAGAGCTGTTATGTTGATTGAAGAGTTATTATATTCTATTGCCCCATGACTGAATAATACGAGAGGAGCTGTCGGCAGTGTAGCAGTATCGACAGGTGCTTTATTAACATCTTTTGCAACTGTATCAATCGAACCACTCAAAAATCCTGCTATATCTTGAGTTAATGCTAAACTTCTTAATTTTCCACCACAATTCACGAATGCTTTTATGTCTCTGTCAACTTCAAGATTTAATCCTGTTGGCAATTCATCTGACATAGTAAGCGTATGGTCAAATATCGTAACAACAGCATTCGGTGCGGTAACTGAAGCAGCATTCGCAGTATCAGCAGCGAATCCGAGCAATGTATCTGCTGCGGTAGCATTGTTCGTTCCGCTATTCCATAAAATCTGAACCGCTGCGGCTCCGCCACTTACAGCAATAGTAAGCTTCTTTGTAGCGTTTGAAAATGTGACTGTATATGTTCCTGCACCTGCTGCTTCCATTTGAGTTTTTATTTGAGCACACAATGTTCCTGCTGTCGCTGAAGATTCACCCATTGCGTAAGTTCCTGCAGCAAGAGTAGCAGTTAGTTCACTACCAGCATCTTCCTTGAAGTCTATCTTATCATTTGAAGCAGACGTGACTGTGAATGAAACAACTTCTGCTGTCGATACACCACCCATAACATGTTCAAAAAGCATTTCCATTCCTTCATAACGCATCTCGAAATCAAATGGACCACTAGGATTTATTCTACCCTGTGAACGCTCATCATCGTCTCTAAAAACTCCCGCAATTGCGCCGCTATAGATAGGTGGTTCATCATCGTCAAGCCCGTCAGAATTAACCTCAATAAATTTCTGACAGATTGCAACTACATTATCAGCAGTATAAGTCAATGCACTGCCATCATCAGCAGAATCGTCAAACCCAATAAGTGTTCCGATATGCGTATCGTTATTGTCAGAGCCGTTAGTCCCGGTTTTCCATTTAATATTGAACGTTCCCGCGCTTCTCGTAATAGTAAATTTCTTAGTCTCTATGTCGAATGTCACAGTATAAGTCCCTGCCGCTTCTGCGGCGACTATCGCGTCATATAGTGCTTTACATAGCGTGCCTGCTGTCGCTTGCGATGCTCCAGCAGAATAAGTTCCGCTTGCTATTGTCGCGTTAAGTTCACTCGCGCCAATGTCAAAATCAAACTTATTGTTTGTCGCATCGACTGTGAATTTCCCATGTTCACCATAAGTTGTTTCCTCTCCAATTCCCAGTACTCCACCTTTAAATCCTAATGCTAATGTCATGATTGCTTCCTCCTTCTCTTCTTAGTTTTTTTTGTTTCTTCTTGCTCTGAGACTTCTTTCTCATCTTTCTCTGCGATTTCCTCCGCCATTTCCATTTCTTCTGATTCTACTACTGTTACATCTTCAGTTCCTTCTGGCGTGGCAAGTTTAAAATTCTCTGTCTTTGAGAAAGTTGAATACCAGTCTTGCATAGGCATAAGAAATTTACGACCATCTGTCATTACTAAAACTCTACCATCAGATAAACTAATTTTTCTCTTCGAGCCACTGTAAACAACTTCAAATTTAACCATTTTACTTTACCTCCAGATTGCATATTAAGTCTATTGCTACTACATTTACATAAACGCTCGGCTCAAATTCACCGAGTCCGAAATTAGTATTAGTAGGATTGCTCCATAAAACATTGCTATCAAATTGAATATTGTCTCTTAACAATCCTTCCATATTTGAAGCTAGATATATTATTTCATCTTCTCTATTTGTACTCATGTCTGATATTGCACCGTAGATTCTGAAAGTTAATTCTGGGATTTTTCTTCCAGAATGCCCTAAGCTTCTGAACTCTTCTGCTTTGCTTATTATCTGTATAAACATTACAGGATATAAAGTAATCGGAGTATTTTCTATTTCTGGATTCCCGGTTTTAATCTGTTCATCAGCAGTAAAAGTTCCTGCTGCTAGATTCGTATTGAGTGAAGCCATATTGTTTCTGAATAAATCACGAAGCGAATCACGAATCGTCTTGTATGGAATTTTGGGATTCGTTAATGCCATTTACGTCACACCTCTTTTTAGATGTAATAGAAAATTCCCGAGAATTCTGTTTTCTGCTTCTTTCGAGTACCAAACAAAAGACCTTGCTGGGATTTTAGTTTCTGGAATTTTATGTCCTTTTGAAAAGAAATTTGTTATTCCTCCCGGGCTAACTCCAATCCAATGTAACACCTTTTTTTTTCTCGGTTTAACAACTCTCGCAGGAATAGTTCCGCCTTTCTGATGCATATTCGCATATTTTTTATTTGTTCCAACTTCAGCTTTTTTATTTGTGAATATAGGTTCAATACTATCTATTAATTCACCTTTACTTTGTAATATTTTAAGTCCACCCGAACCCTTAGCCCTACGTCTACTAATTAAAGTTCCTATTTCAAGAGATTTCCATTTACCTTTCGGGCCCATTTCTTCTTTGAAATGTTTCATAGTGTCTTTGTACATTATTATAGAAGCAGTTCCAAAGAATTTTTTGGGTTCTTTTATACTCTTGATTAAGCTCTTCAGCTTCTGCTGAAGCTCTTTCATCCCTTTAATTTGTATCGCTGGCTCAGCCATTATTCCCTCGCATCACTTATTTCGTCAATCTTATCTTCATTCTGCTCCCACTCTTCGGGATTATCGACATCAAAAGTAGGATTATAGTTCATATTATTAGAGTGAACTTCTTCCTCGGCTCTTGCAAGCTCATTTCCGCTTGAATCAAGTACAACTTGCTTGCCGTCTCTGATTGCGTTCAGATTCGATATTGCAGTTTTAAAATCATCTATCCATGCTGTTTTGTTTTGACTGTCTTGCGTATACATCGTGCGCATTATGAGATATGCTGTGATATCTTCAGCAAATCCCTGTATGACGGGAGGCACACTTCCAGAGACAAATGGAACGGTGTACTTATTGCCTATCTTCGAGTTAATTATCGCTTCTGCTTTTTCTATTTCAGAGGCAACGTCAGCATCAACCATAACTGTACTAGTAAGCTTAGGCAATACTTTTCTTATTCTTGCAACAGTCGTGTATACAGCAGCCATTTATTTTCCTTTCAGTTTGTCTTTTACTTTGCCGATAATGCCTTTTTTCTCTTTTGGTTTTTCTTCTTTTTCCTTCTTCTCTTCTTTCTTCTCAGTAGATTTCTCTTTCGTGTTTAGCTCTTTCTCTTCTTCTTTGATTTCTTCATTCAGTTTTTTGCCTTCGTCTATTTTCTCTTTCGCTATCTTCTTCTTATCTTCAAGTGCTGCTTTCTGCTTATCTTCTTCTATCTTCTTTTTCCTTTCTTGTATTTTTTCGACTTTCTTTCTTCTGTCTTTTAGTATCTGTTCTCTAGTTTGTGGAGTCGGTCTGATAAATCCGAACTTCTTTCTATTCTCAATCTCAGCTTTGAATTTATCTGAATCGCTGTCGCTCACTGTGACTCTTGACTTATACATAAAGACTTTGTTTCCCCATCTCCATGGCTTGAATGTGATGAATTCTTGTTTCATAAATTATCCTCCATTAAAATGTTTGAATATTGCTATTGTTATCTGCATTATGAATGCTCCTGCGCAAATTCCAGTAATCCATTTGAATATACCAAATTCTGTTTGCATTCTATCGTAGTAGAATATCTTCTTTTTCATTTCTATGATATGATTATCGACAGTCGTCTTTAAGTCATCGAGCTTTTGCCCAATTAATGCAAGTGTAATTTCTGATTTTTGTTCAGTCATTTTTATATGCGCCTTATTGTTTTATTGTTGTTAAACCAAAATTGTAAGGCGTTACAGTATTACCTGCAGAACAAGTGCATCTAACCCAGATTTCTAACGAGTCGTTTTCTGTCAATTCAACAAGCCCGCTTTTCTCTCCTACATTCGGAGTATTTGCTCCATTCGTATAGTCCTTAAACCT